CAGCCATTGGCAACGAGAGGCAACCTGTTAGATATAGCGAAAGCCTACATAACTAAAGACAGACAATCAGATCATGGCGATGCAGAGGATAACTTTACACGTATTGCTCAATACTGGTCAGTGCACCTAGGCGTACCCGTCAAAGCTCACGATGTAGCAGTTATGATGGCCTTGCTCAAGGTAGCGAGAATCAAGCAGAACCCTAACCATATCGACAACTGGGTTGATGGTGCAGGGTACTTTGCGTGCGGTGGTGAGATTGCCAACCTACAATAATTCAGATGGCGTGAACTTTCTAGTGTGTTAAAGCCCGCCTAAACAGGAAGTATAACTGACACCGGAGGGGTGCGAGGCCCCTACTGATTTTTAGAAAGTCCAAAAAGTCCAAATTTAACACTATTGACAATGTGGACTTTGGTAATTAACGGTTTTGCAGATAACTTGTTACTGGATAAATTATGGATCTCATAACGGTAGATTTCGAGACATACTACGACAAAGAGTTTTCGTTGAGTAAGATGACAACAGAAGCGTACGTACGTGACCCTAGATTTGAAGTGATCGGCGTAGCTATAAAAGTAAACAACGGAGCTACCGAATGGGCGAGTGGAACACATGAACAGCTTAAGCAATATTTTACGGAATTTGATTGGCGAAACTCTATGGTATTGGCTCATAACACCATGTTTGATGGTGCTATATTGTCTTGGATATTTGATATTCATCCTAGGGTGTGGGCTGACACTTTGTGCATTGGTCGTGCTCTTCACGGGGTGGAGGCTGGGGGAAGCCTCAAGGCGATGGCCGAACGGTATAACCTCGGAGATAAAGGCACCGAAGTTTTAAGTGCCATAGGTAAACAGCGGTTGGATTTCAATGAGGCAGAGTTGAGTCGATACGGCGATTACTGTATCAACGATGTGGAACTTACCTATAAGTTATTTGGTGTAATGGGTAAGAAATTCCCACGTCAAGAGTTAAAGATTATAGATCTTACCCTCCGCATGTTTATCGAACCTATGCTAGATCTAGATTTAGGACTACTGGAACAGCATCTAGAAGACACCAAAGATATTAAGGATAAGTTGTTACTGGATGCCGGTGTAGATAAGAAAGATTTGATGAGTAACCCCAAGTTTGCCGAATTACTTGGGGGGCTAGGCGTTATTGCGCCAACCAAGATAAGTCCTACCACAGGTAAAGAAACATACGCGTTCGCCAAAACGGATGAAGCATTCAAGGCGTTGTTAGAGCACGAAGACGTGCGGATACAGACACTTGTTAACGCCAGACTTGGCAACAAAAGCACCTTAGAAGAAACACGGACGCAACGGTTTATTGACATAGCCAAGCGAGGGTTGCTGCCTGTACCAGTTAAATACTATGCGGCACATACTGGACGCTGGGGTGGCGCTGACAAGATCAACCTCCAGAATCTGCCTAGCCGTGGGCCAAACGGTAAGAAACTCAAGAAAAGTATGGTTGCTCCTGATGGGTACATGCTGATTGACTGCGACTCAAGTCAGATTGAAGCACGCGTATTGTCATGGTTAGCAGGGCAGGACGACCTAACCCAAGCATTCCATGTTGGTGATGACGTGTATAAGAAGATGGCGATGTCGATATATGGCGTCAACCGAGAAGAAGATGTGACCAAAGACCAGCGGTTCGTCGGTAAAACTACCATTCTGGGTGCTGGTTACGGTATGGGAGCCGTACGTTTCAAAGACCAATTACAATCGTTTGGGTTTGACATAGAGCTAGACGAAGCTCGCCGCGTCATAAACATCTACAGAGAAACAAATTTTCACATAACTAGGTTGTGGAAAGACGCCTCATACACCATAGAAAACATGACTATGAATAATAAAACCCAGTTGGGTATCGGTGATGTGTTGGAAGTGTTGCCTGAACAGAACGCAATCAAATTACCATCTGGCTTGTTGATGTACTACCACGATATAAAAGGTGAGCAAGGCGAGAAAGGTATGGAGTATACCTACAAGGTACGTCGAGGCCGAAACCGGATATACGGTGGGAAGGTTATAGAGAACGTATGTCAAGCGGTGGCTCGTTGCATAATAGGCGAACAGATGCTAAAAATTGCTAAAAAATATCGTGTTGTTTTGACGGTTCATGACTCCGTTGTGTGTTGTGTCCCCGAGGACGAAGTTGCAGAAGCCCAGCGATACATTGAAGAGTGTATGCGTTGGACACCTTATTGGGCTAACGGGCTACCAATCAACTGTGAATCTGGTGTTGCCAAGTCCTACGGAGATTGTGAATGAGTCAAGTTGTTGATTTAGAAGAATATAAAGAGCAATTACGCCTACGAGAAGAACATAGGGAACCACTAGATAACGAGATAGCAGCCTTGGTGGGGATGGCAGAAACAGGTGAAGAGATTGTGTCAGTAGCCGTGCATAAAAAAGACGGTGAAATTAAGACTCTGATCCACCACTTAGATTGCACGAAAGAGCCACCAGTACTGGAGTCAATCAGTCTGCGTAAGTCAGAACTAGTAGCAGTCATCCATGCGTTGATCGAAATAGATGATTTCCTGCCCGAGGAAGAGTGATGAGCATAGCACCTTGGTCGTTCAGTAAGATAAAAGCATTCGAGCAATGCCCTAAGAAGTTTTACCACTTGAAGGTTGCTAAGGATTATTCCGAGCCTGAGACGGAAGCCATGTATTACGGCACCGCGTTCCATGAAGCAGCCGAGAAATACGTACGGGATAACGTACCGCTACCACCACAGTTCAACTACGCCAAGGCCGGGTTGGATGCGCTTAACGCTAAACGTGGTAAGAAGTTATGCGAATATAAAATGGGGCTTACCGAAAACTTGGAACCCTGCGACTTTTTTGCGGATAACGTGTGGTTTCGCGGTATTGCAGACTTGGTAATCCTTGATGAAGAGAGTGAGTTAGCTTGGGTGATAGATTATAAAACTGGTAAGAACGCTCGCTATGCTGACAAAGGGCAGCTTGAGTTGATGGCACTGGCGGCATTCAAACACTTCCCCAATATCACAGAGGTACGGGGTGGGTTGATGTTTGTTGTGTCAAACGAGTTAGTAAAAGATACGTATACTCTAGCGGGTCAGGGTGACCTATGGGGTAAATGGTTAGGTGACTACACTAGTATGGAGTCAGCCTTCGAGAATGATACGTGGAACGCTAACCCCAGCGGGTTATGCAAAGCACATTGCGTGGTGCTTGAGTGTCCGCACAACGGGAGAGGGTAGTGAAAGAATCATATTTAGTTGTAGATACAGAAACTGGGTTGGTAGATGGGTACTGGACACATAAAATCGATGCTCTGGAAAGTGCTTTACGTTACCAAACGAAAGTAGGACACCCTATGACGGTTGAGGCGGTAACTGAGCGCCCATATCTAGAAAACCATCAAATGATTAAGTACCACCTACCGCAGGAAAATTAAATGCCTTACAAAAACAAAGCAGACAGAAAGAAACAAGTAAACAAACCAGTCGATAGTCCAGAGTTCAAACGTCGGATGGAACGGCAACGTGCCCGACGTGCAATGGATAAGACAGGTAAAGATGCGAATAACAACGGCAAAGCGGACAAGCGAGAAGGCAAGGACGTTAGCCATAACAAGCCACTGGCGAGAGGTGGTAGCAACAAAGACGGTGTGAAGGTAGAAAGTCGAAGTAAAAACCGTAGCCGTAACCTTAAGAAGGCACCCGTTGCGAGACAGAAGAAGCCTACCAGACGCTGAACCTGATGCGTCTTTAAACCACGTACGAAGCACCCTCCAGTTGCAGAGTACAAAAATCAGGCTAGTTCAGGGGAGCGAAAGACCCTTCATAGCAGACCTAGCCCCATCTGTGGACGAAGCGGGGCTTTAGGAGGACACATGGAAATTATAGATAACAAAGCGTTGCTTTTGCGACTGCGTAATCCGCAGAAAGTGACGACTGTTATACCCGAAAGCAAACAACTACCTGATAACAAAGTAGTGGTTAAGTGGGGTATAGACGAAGCGCATGTACTGAAGAACTTAAATATCAAAGTGCCTTCACCGATTGAAGGCAAGTACAAGTGGACTGGTAGGTATACCCCGTTCGAGCACCAAAAAACTACTTCATCATTTCTTACACTAAACAAGCGTGCATTCTGCTTCAATGAGCAGGGTACAGGTAAAACCGCCAGTGCAATATGGGCGTCAGATTACCTAATGAACGTCAAACGTATACGCAGAGTGCTGATTATATGTCCGTTATCTATCATGGATTCTGCTTGGCGTAATGATTTATTTACTTTTGCTATGCACCGAACAGTTGCGGTTGCGTATGGTTCTGCGAAAAAACGCAGGGAGATCATAGGGGGTGACGCGGATTACGTGATAATAAATTATGACGGTGTTGAGATTGTAATGGATGCCATCATGGACGGTGGGTTTGACCTGATAATTGTGGACGAAGCTACTCACTATAAAAATACACAAACCAAACGCTGGAAAACCTTGAATGCGTTGATGACACCAGACAAATGGTTATGGATGATGACAGGTACTCCCGCTGCACAGAGTCCTGTTGATGCGTACGGTTTAGCAAAACTTGTTAACCCTATTGCTGTACCTAGGTTTGCCGGGGCGTTCCGCGATCAAGTTATGTATAAAATAAGTAACTTTAGATGGGTGCCTAAAGAAGATGCTACTGATACGGTGTTCAGGGTATTACAACCTGCTATCCGGTTCACTAAAGATGAGTGTCTAGACTTACCACCGATGGTGTACACCAAACGCGAAGTCGAAATGACCCGACAACAAATTAAATACTATAAGTTGTTAAGAGATAAGATGGTTATGGATGCCGCAGGGGAGCAGGTTACTGCCGCCAATGCAGCAGTTAACATGAACAAGTTACTACAAATATCTTGTGGTGCGGTCTATACCGATAACGGTGACACGCTAGAGTTTGATATTAAACACCGGTACAAGGTTCTGCGTGAGGTCATCGACGAATCTAGCAAGAAGGTATTGATCTTTGTGCCTTTCAAGCACGTCATCGACATACTATCAGACAAACTACAGAATGATGGCATCAGTACAGCGATTATTCGTGGTGACGTATCGCTACCTAATCGAACTGAAATATTCAGGCAGTTCCAAAAGACCGACGACCCTAGGGTATTAATTATTCAGCCCCAAGCAGCAGCGCATGGTGTGACTCTGACAGCGGCGAATACGGTAGTGTGGTGGGGGCCAACCAGTTCATTAGAAACGTACGCCCAAGCCAACGCACGGGTGCACAGGTCGGGACAAGACCACAAGTGTACCATAGTCCAACTGCAAGGATCTGCCATAGAAAAACGTGTTTATGCTATGTTGGACAATAAAATCAATGTTCATACAAAAATGATTGATTTATACAATGATTTACTTGCGTAGTACCTAGTTATCCATTATAGTCGTTCGTTCGATAAGTGAAGGAGATCGAAATGAGCAACGGGGAATCCATATCTTTAGACAAGTTGGTCAAGACTTATATAAAGATTCGTGAGAGACGTTCAGAGTTAAAAGCCGAATTTGATGCACAAGACGCACCGCTGGTGCAGCAGCTTGAAACTGTCAAAGGGGCTTTGTTAAACCACTGCAAAGAGCACGACGTTGATAGCGTCAAAACTTCCGAAGGTCTGTTCTACCGGACGGTTAAACAATCTTATTGGACAAGCGACTGGGATCAGATGCACAAGTTCATTCTTGAGCACGCAGAACCATCATTACTTGACAAGCGGATTAACCAGAAGAACATGAAGCAGTTTTTGGAAGAGAACCCAGAGTTGCTACCGAAAGGTCTTAACTCTAATTCCGAGTACACCATAGCCGTTAGAAGGAACAAGAAATGACACCTCGATTAGTTTCAATCAGAGAAGTTGCCCAGCACTTTATGGTATCTGAGCGACTTATCCGTAATTGGATGAAGCAAGGGCGAATACCTAAAAACACGTACATCCATATCAATCAGACGTATCGATACGATCTTGACGCTGTAACTAAGGCGTTGTTGAGCGAAGTTGATGAAGATGCACCTTCCGTTACGTGGGACGAGGTTAGCCCAGAAAAAGCTGCGCCTATCGAGGTGCCTGACTTGGACACAGATGAAGACTACTGATGGAAGATAGCGTTAGAAGAATAAGTATCCGCAACAAGAAGTTCGAGGGAACACCGCTCGAAAGTGGAGATAGTATTGATGTTGTAGTTGTAGGTATTGCCTACCGATCGAGAATGTACTACAAAGATGACTATAACGCTGACAAGGTATCTACTCCCACCTGTTGGTCTAATAACACAGAAACACCCGCTTTAGACGTTCCAGATGAGCAGCGGCAGTCTGGACGTTGCGTAGATTGTGTCCGCAATATTAGAGGTTCTGGTAGAGGCGCTAGTCGAGCATGCAAGTTTGTGCAACGGTTAGCTGTCGTGTTGGAAGATGATCTGGAAACAGCTTATCAACTACAACTACCACCTACTTCTATATTTGGGGACGCGGTAAATGGGGCTATGCCCTTCCGTGCTTACGCACGGTACCTTGAGGCGCGTGAGACGCCTTTTATCGCTGTAGTAACGAGGATCTACTTCGATACTGAAAGCGATACACCAAAACTCTTCTTCAGGCCAATACGTCCATTAGAAGAGCAGGAGTACGAAACCGTCAAAAATATGGGAGAACACGCAGATACTATTGCTGCTATCACGTTAAGTGTAGTGCCAATAGAAGACGCTAGTGTTTCACCATTCACCGAGGTTGATGGTTTTACATTTAATGACTAGATGTTTGGAGAAACATACATGAACCACCTTATAAAGGACGTAGAAGTCTTATACCCACGTATCAATAAAACATACCGCTTTGATTCAGCGGAAAACCGTAGTGTACCTTGTGACCCGTTTGATGAAGGAGCAGCGTATTCCATGCAGTTTCGTATGGATGAAGCGAAGGCCAAGGATCTAATGAGTGCTATGGCTAAAGCGTATGCCGAGAAGCGCGAAGCCAAATGGCCTGAAAAAATACCGATGCCATTCAAAAAAGAAGAAGACGGGACATTCGTTGGTAAGGTCACACTGAAAGGTGCATACGGTAAAGAAATA